GCTAGGCTAGGATTCTGGCATGGAATATGCCCAAGTAATCGAATGGTTCAGGACTCCCGCCAAGGCGGCCCGGGCGCTCGGGATCACGGATGCCAGCATCGCCGAGTGGAAAAAAGCCGGAGTGCCCAAGCTCCGCCAGTACCAGATTCAGGTCTTGACCAAGGGGGGCTTGACTGTGGATAAGTCTGTTGATAAGGTGAAGGTGCCCGGGCCTCTACGCATGCGGGCGGCTCCCCAAAAGGGGTGCGGACCGACTCGCGCGGGTAACTTCGCTGGCAAACCCGCCCGCAGTCGCAGAGGTTCCGGGTACGCGGACGGGGATAACAACAGTGGCGCGAAAAATCCACGGGAAGGAAGGGGAGCAGAAGCCACTGTAAGCCCCTCGCAGCGTGTGCGCGAGCGACTGCATAAGGCCTCGGCAATGGCGCAGGCTGATACCGGTAAATCGCGCCCTCCAGGGTACGCTGGGCAGGCTGATAGCATGGCCGAGCTGGGCGAACATGGCGCGGTAGGCCATCTGCAACCTATGGCGCAATCGCTCACCGCCAAGGTATCTATCCCTACCCCAACCCAACCCGGCGGCGCAGCGGCTCGCCTGGCGGCATTAGAAGCCGGCCCACAAGCCCGCCGCGACGCTACCCGCACCGACGACGCACTAGCCCCGCTCACACCCCAACCCAAGATAATCGCCGCACCCCTACCCGATCGCCCACCCCTAACCGTGCGCCAAGACTGGCGCATAACCGAACAAGGCATACGCCAGGGCGCAATTCGACCGAGAGGGCTTGTGCGCCCTGGCGACAAATGGCGCGACGTTATCGCACGCTGCGAAGACGCTGCACGCAACCTCCCACTACCATGACCGGACGCGCCTTGCTTTGTGCTGGCATGGTCATGCTAATGTGTGCCATGGCGTGGCTGGCGGTTACCCTGGCAATACCCTTCGCGGCCGATGGATGGCTGGCAACAGGCAAACGAAAACCCAAAGGGGGTGCCGCCCCGCGCCCCTGACCACGCGATGACCGGGCGGGTTACCGTCTTCTACGGTAGAAGCCTTGACTATGGCCCGTGGTTGGACAAAGCCGGCCGATGTGTCGGAATGACCGTTCATCCTGGCCCCTCGGGGGGTTTGTTGTCCAACCCCCCAGTTATCCACAGGACAAGACCTTGATCGCATTCATTGCTGCGCTGCATCAGACGGATAATGGATATTATGTAAAGTCGGCCAGCGGGGCGCGCTTTGCCAAACTCGGGGACCACCCCGGCCCCCACCGGACGGGGATTTTTCGGGCTTGACCCCCCTCGGAAAATCCGATGGTAGGGTGGTCGATTTTGACGTAGGCTGATGAAGTTCAACATGAAAAGGAGAAGGCATGACCAAGGGTGATCGAGAGGCGGTTGAGCGGGCGTTGGCTTGGTTGGTGAAGGTGGACAGCAAGGATGAGCCGTTGCGGGTGAGGGCTGTGGTGGCGCGGTTGGAGTTGGAGGCGGTATTGGCGGAGGTGAAGGTAAGGCGGAAGAAGCCGCACGGTCAGCCGAAGGCTGTGGCGTGAAGCTGACGATCGGCGTCCAGATCGACACGGAGGCGGAGCACCCGTTGATCCTGGACTCGACGTGTGATGGGACGGAGGATGAGGTGAAGATGTGCAAGGTTCTGACGCAGGCGTTGGGGGACACCTTGAGGGACTACTTGCAAGCGGTTTTGGGGAAGCCGATTGATGATGGGGTGGAGGAAGAGACGCGGGGTACGGTGCAATGAACCTGTACGAGCTTCTGGGGATTGGGAAGAGGGCTACGCCGGCCGAGGTGAAGCGGGCGTATCGGGCGAAGGCGCGGGAGACGCACCCGGACAGGGGTGGTGACAACAATGCCTTTGCCGAGGTGAACCATGCTTATCAGGTGTTGCGGGATGACCGCAAGCGCAAGGTATACGACCAGACTGGGGATGACACTGATTTGGGGGATCAGCGTGCCCGGATGTTGGAGGAGTGTGGGCGGTTGGTGTATGGGATCATTGAGCAGACGCAGGATGTGAGCATGACGGATGTTTTGGCGACTGCGGCGAGGGCGGTGCAGGCGGCGACGCAGCAGCATTTGAATGGCAAGCGGGACCTGCAAGCCAAGATCAGGAAGATCAAGGTGGCGCTGAAGCGGTTGAAGAAGCGTGATGGTGGGGTGAATCCGTTGGCGGCGATGATCGAGACGAACCTTAGAAGCCATGAGGTCGGGATTATTCAGATTGATGCGGCGGTGGCGCGGAACGAGGTGATGCTCGATCTCATCAGCCAGTACGAGTATGCGGTAGAAGCGCCGAAGCCGAAGACCGATCAGGAAGCCCGCCAGCAAGCGTGGTACGAAGCGATGGCGAGGCAACCTCCTCCGATGCGCTACGAGGCGGCGCCGGCCGCCCGTCGCCGGCCGGTTGAGACACCGCCCCCGCCACCGCCGGAGCCACGGGACCCGTTTGAGAGGGACCTGGAGCTTTGATCCGCGACCCGGCGCTTCTGGCCCGGTTGTCGGCCGATCGGGCCAACACCTCGCTCGTCCTGTTCAAGCATCGGCATCCGCAGGAGGAGGCGCCGATGCACGTCGAGATGATGGATTTGTTTTTCTCGGCGGACAACCTGGTGCAGTTGGAGGCGTTTCGCGGCGCGGGGAAGACGACCAAGCTGGAGGAGGCGCTGATTCTTGCCGGCTGTTTTTCCAGCTACCGCTACATGCTCCTGGTGGGGGAGATTTACGACAAGGCGGTGCAGCGGTTGGCGGCGATTGATCTTGAGTTGCGGATGAATCCCATCCTGCAAAGCTTGTTTGGGACGGTGCTGGCGAGGAAGAGCAACGAGAACAAAATCTGGTTTGCCTCTGGCACGGTGTTGCAGGCGGTGGGGTGGGAGCAGGAGTTGCAGAGTTTCAAGGAGGGCACCGAGAGGCCCGATTTTGCGGCCTTGGACGACATTGAGAACAAGGAGGCGGTGCGGGACAAGAAGGCTGTCGATCAGGCCGAGGCCAAGTTCTACGATGAATTGCTGCCGGCGATGAACCAGATGCGCTACAAGGTCATCAATGCGCAGACGCGGCTGGCGGAGGATTGCTTGGTGACGCGGTTTGCCAAGGACCCGGAGTGGGTCTACCGGGGATTTCCGATCTGCAATGGCGACCCGGACGATGAGAAGACGGTAGCGGCGTGGCCTGGGCGTTATCCGATGGAGTGGATTCAGCGCGAGAAGCGTCGCTACAAGCGTCGGCTGGGGGCGTTCAATCGGGTCTACATGCTGCAAGCGACTTCGGAGGAGAGCCGGCCGTTTCGCAATGCCAAGCTGCCGTCGATCGACGCAACCAAGTGGCAGTGGATGCCCCGGTTTGCCAACTATGATCCGGCGCGCACGCGCAACCTGCGCCGGTCGGGCAACATTGACCAGTCCGCGCGCACTGGCAAGACGGTGACCTCCCGGCTGGGAAGCCAGATCATAGTCTTCGAGTCGGGTGGGTACTACTGGAAGCCATCGGAGTTGATCGAGGATTTCTTCGATTGTGAGGCGAAGCACCATCCGGTCAAGATCGTGGTGGAGAAGAACAGCCTCGATGACTGGCTGATGGAGCCGGCGCGGTTGATGATGCTGCGCCGGGGGAAGATTCTGCCGTTGCAGGCGATCAATGCCCCGCAGGATCGTTCTAAAGACGAATTTCTCCTGTCACTGGTCGGGTTCTTCGAGCAGGGTGAGATTGTGCTGGTGGGTGGACGTGATGCCCACCCCGAGTTGGTTTCTGAGGTAGAGTCCTATCCCAACGGGCAGCGCGACGTGCTCAATGCACTGGCCTATGCGCTGCGGAGCTTTCCTGGAGCACCTGTGTACGAGGATTTCAATGGCAGCAATATCGCTGAAGCCCCGGCGACGCGGCGCCGGGAACCGTTGCATGTCGCTTTCAATGCAGCGCCAGCAGAGGTTGTTGCGGTGGCTTGCCTTGCCGACGGCAGGCGCCTTCATGTCGCGTTCGATTGTTCCCGTTCGGGTCAGATTCAGGACGTGGCGCGGGATATTGTGTTCGAGCTACGCGCTCGCTTTCCCGATGAGACGCTACAAGGCTAGCTTCCCGCCGAGCTTTTCGAGGGGTGGCAACGCCTGCCACTACTCCCGGCCCTCAAAGCTACGAAGATGCCGATCTACCGTGGTGAGGCCACGAATCTCTCCCGTGGGCGTCTTGCGGATCGCATCATGAACGAGTGGAAGCAGAAGAAGCTCCTCCTCGTTGATCGGGAAGCCACGCTCACGCTCAACGCGCTGGCCGCAGGCTATGCGCTTCCGCTGGGCAAGGGCGGTCGCCCGTCTGGCGAGCCTGAAAGCGGCACTTCCAGGCTCGTAGCCGAGGCTCTGGAGTGCATGGTGGTGAAGCTCGACACCCAGGGCCAGAACGCGGTTGGGTTCCCCGATGGGGCGCATCTGGCGCGGGCGCAGGCCGGGCAATACATGACGATCGCGCCCAATCTTCACCCGCATCGAGGTTGACAACCGAAAAATCGTGAGCGCATACTAACTACGGTTTCTACCGCAGAGGACAAGCCATGGCCGTCACAAGCAAGATGCCGAAGAAGTCCCCATCCCAGAACCCGGTTGACTTCGCCATGCTGAAGCAGCAAGGCGGCACGTACGGGGTTCCGCAGAGGGTGCCCGATGTGTTGAAGAGCGGCCCGATGCGCGAGCCGGTGATGGGTCGCAAGGACCTGTCGAAGCAGTAACCTCCATGCCAAACGCGACGTTCTTCCCGTGGCGCACGGTCACTTCCAAACCGTTGCACGAAGCCACGGTTACCTCTACCAACGAGGATGGCACCGTCAACCTGATCTCGCATGATGGTTGGGACACGCCGCAGGCGAGCGTGCCGGTGTTGAAGCCCGGCGATGATGTGCCCATGACTGGCTTTTATGCTGTCTTGGGGCCGCAGGAAGAAGCGCCAGAGCCGCTGCCGGCGCAGGAAGAGCAGGATCAGGGGCCATCCGGGGAGGCGGTATGAGGAAGAGCCGGAAGCACGAAAACCCGTCATCGCATCACATGCGCGGCAAGGAGAACCCCAAGGTTCACCTGACCGATCATGTTCACAGTGGCAAGCCCAAGGGAACCCGGGGCAAGGCGGTGGGCAACCGCGCCATCAAGCCGGCGGCGTCGAGCGTGCGCCACCCGCCGCTTGCGGCCAAGACGCGGAGCCAGTTGCACAAGGTTCACATCTGACAATGCGCAAGCTCCATCACAGCAGCGGCAAGGGAAAACTGGGCGGCCCGCATGTCGGTGGCCGGCGCGTGGTTGAGCACAAGCGCAATGCACCGGACCTGTTTGCCAAGAAGCCCAAGTCGGTCGAGGCAGATAATGTGGGGCGCAAGATTCGCCCCGCTGCGCACAACGCCCGCCAGAAGGGTGTTGCCAAGCGTGCGCGCAAGACGACCAAGAACCTGTCGGACCAGGTGATTTGATGACGCCATGGCCGATGCGATCAAGCATCACTTCCCGTCCGCTACTGCCCTGTATT